TTTTGGTCATAACATTTAACAATCGCAATCCCGCCCCGCTTTAGTGTTTTTATTCTATCCCCTTCCATTATCAGCGTTTTCATTTTGTGCCTCCTTGTTTTTTCCTTCACTATAAGTATAACCTATAAAACGGAAAATTACAAGTCTTATTTTTGTTACAATGAATAAAAAATAGACCGCTTTGAATAGCTTATATTAAAGCCATTTAAAGCCATCTATTTATTGCGTTTAAGGCTATGTTATATGGTTTAGGGGTATTGGTACTATATAGAAGGAATACGGCGTTAAAACCTAATTGCTGAAGCGTAGGAGCCATTATATAGGCTCAACACCTCATGTATTATATACTATATCTATTTAAAAGCTTGTTTGAAACATACTGCTGATATGATATAGCCTTATTATATAACCGTGTAAATTCACTAGTTGAATAACTATCTGGATCAGTTCCATTTTTTAGTGTAATAACATACACCGATAAGTGTAAATCCAGCGCGCCACCACATTTAATAGTTGCATTACGTCCAGCCTTATCACCATCATACGCTATATATATTTTTTTAAAATTTAGACTTAATAATTCCTCTTGTGTTTCTGAAATATTTGCGCCATAAGTTGAAATTACATTAAAGCCTCTTTGATCTAAATATAAAGCGTCCATTAATCCTTCTACAATTATAACTTCTTTATGTCTATACACCTTATCAAAATTAAATAATGTATTGTTTACTTTTGTATTTTTTGGATATAGCACTTTTTTTTCTGCCATACCAGTAATATCTCTGGCTTCAAAAGTGAGTAAAGATCCATCAGGTTTATATATTGGTATAATAGCTCTATTCTTATAAAACCCTTCAGTACAAAATGTTATGTTATGTTTTTTCATTGTATATTTATCAATACCCCTATTTTCAAAATACTGAATGCAAGCGTAATAATTATCATTTACATTTAATGGTAACTCAATATTATATTCAATCTCTTTTTTAACCTTTTGTTTTTTGTTTAATTTAATCATTTTTTTTAATTGTCTAAATACTGTTTTGCTGCTAATCAATAACGACCCTACGCTAATACCTGCAAAATTACTTAAATATTGAACAGCTTCTTTGTTGCTAATGGTTTTTATTTTAGCTATGAACTCAATTAGGCTTCCGCTTTCTCCGCATGAAAAACAATGGTATTGACCTGTATTTTTTTTAATGCCACATGAAGGATTATCATCTTTGTGAAAGGGGCAAGAAAACATTGTATTTTCATCTAGTGGTTTTATATTTTTAATACCAAGCTTATTCAATAGTTTAATTAAATTAATTTTCTTTACTATCTTATTAATTTTCATATTTTCTAATATCCTTACCTATAGTTTTCATAATTTGCCCTATACGCTGACGGCTCACATTAAACATTTTTCCAATTTCACCATAACTATATCCCTGCTTTACAAGATCATATATTCTATTATAAGTTTCTTTTAAAATCTGCCTATAAAAAAATTCACTTAAATTATCATCTTTATTTGGAACTGTAGTATCCACAAGCATATCTTCAAGCGTCATTGTATCACCATTATCATTAACCCTTTTTTGATTTAAAGAGCAAGCCTTTTTAATTTGACGCTTTTCAGCATTACTTAAATATAAGCACTTAGAAAACATTGATTTCATAATCATAACAATGTATGACTTTAATGATGATTTAGTTTTATCGTAACGCCCTATATACTTCCATAGTTGCAAATAAACCATTTGCTCCATATCTTCAGAATGATAAATAATATCTAAAAAGTATTTATGCTCTTCGTAGAATCTACTAGCACAATAAGAAATATATTTACTGTAATCTTTTTTCACTTCATCAAACAATTCTGCTTTATTCATTGTCATCTCCTCCTCGCCTTGCTTTGATTATATATTTAAAATAAGCATACCAATAATCTCTATTAGCATTAACATTGCAATTACAACTTCTGTGTAATGCTATTAAGTTATTTTCTTTACAATTTTTCTTATTATAATCTATATGATGCACTGCTAATTCTACCCCATATTTTCTTTTACAACATAATTGACAAATATTTTTATCTCTTTTTCTAATCCTTCTTTTAAGATGTTTATTAAATTCACTAGTATATGGTAAAAAAGATATACCACCACACCATGCTGAATTATTTTCCATAGAAGAACATCCAGTTATAATATGATGACGTGAAATTTTTCTTCTTGTCTTTAAACTAACTTTATGCCCCATTAATGTTTTTGATGTTTTATTCCTAATTCTTTTTGATATAATTCTACCGCAACCAGCTAATGATAAATTTCTTCTAGCAATATCAGAAGTAAACATTCTTTTTGTTCCTAAGGTTCCATGTCCATTTATATTGCCAATTAATGCTTTAGAAATTTTATCTTTAGTTGATTGCGTATGCGCAGTATTTTTTCTTAACAGGCTATTCTTCCTCGCACTATTACAATGTGCCTTCGTCCTTTTGTATACACCACTTGGCATTATATTTTTTCCTCTAATGAATCACTATCATTAAGTCGCATCCTTTTAAAATCAGGATAACAAATTATAGCTGGAAATTTTCCAGATCTCCCCTTCATACATACAATCTTTAAAATACCCTCTTCTTCCATCTCATTAGTTTGTATTAAACCAAGCTGAAAATCAGAATCAGCAGAAATTTTATAAGCATATCCAACATCCTCAGCATTTAATGCAGATTTCTTTGCGCCTTGCTTTGAAAGTTGACTTGCCGTCCATACAGGAATATTCTTCTTTCTTGCAAGCTGTTTTAAATTCTCTGATATTTCACCAAGCACCTGCCAGTCATTATTTCCACCAGATATATTTCTATTAGGAACCATTAGATTTAAATAATCTACTATCAATAAATATTTATCAGTTTTTAAATACCGTTCAGCATCTTTTAATTTCATATTAATTAAATCTGCATTGGCTCCCTCTGGTATATCTATAATATATATCTTGCCACTTTTGCGAAATTTACGCATCCTTTTAATCCATTGCTTAATCTCTAAATTTGATAATTCTTTTTTGCGGAATTTATTAGCCTCTATTTGCGATAATCTTGAATCAAGCCTGTACTCATATTGAAGTTTTGACATCTCAATAGTTACAATAACTACTGGCAATTTTAATTTCGTAGCATTTACTGCAAAATTTAAAAGCAATACAGATTTGCCTTTTCCAGTGCCGCCAACTATAACCCCTAATTCTCCAGGATATACCCCGCCATAACATCTATCAAATACCCTAAGCCCTGTAGGCACGCCCATATACTCACCGAAATAATAACTTTTATTTACAAGTTCTTTTCCGCGCTGCTTAACGCTTTCAAGATAACCACCCTCTCTAATTATATGATCATTTCCCTCTTGCTGTAAATTTGTTAATTGCCCGTGAAGTGTATCTATCGCCCTACTTACATTTCCATTATTAATTTGCTGATTTGCTGAATACACAGATACTAAAAATCTTCTTGCCTTATAACTTTTAATAATCTCTTTTATATAATAAGGCAGCTCCCTTAACAATACTTTATCTTGCAATATTTTCTTGAATATTAATTTATATCTATTGAGTTTTTTCTCTCCCTTATCAGATAATTTTCTTAAAAAGATTTTATAAGTAGCACGCTTACCATATGCCTGATAATAATTATATAAAAAATTAAATATAGCTTTATGTTCTTTTGATGCAAAATGAACCTTCTTTAATTTATTAGCTATATATGGATATGTTCTACTATTTTTCATCATTAATTTTAATACTTTATTTTCAATATCTGTTTGTTTTAAATTCATACAGACCCCTTCCTCATTCTATCTCTAATTTTCATAAACTTTTTCATGCAAGAACATTGTTCTGTTTTATTAATATAGCCAGTTTTGTTACATAGCGTACAATTGTTTATAATATCATAACGTATTTTCATAATATCTTGATGCAATATTTCCATTTTTATTTCTTCGTTTGACCGATATTCACCAGACGCATGAAAATCATTAACCTGTATAGCTAAAAAATTAATTGATATTAGCTTTTTCTTTTCATACAAATAATCTATAAATGCTATAAATTCTACCTCTGTTAACTTGAGCCTTTTAATTTTCATTAATTCAATGCCACTTCTATTTTTAAAATATACATACTTTTTTTTATTAAGTTCTATATATTTATTTAAAAAATATTGAAACATTTTTTTATACATATCATCCTCTTTGTTTGATAAGTTTATTTAATGTTTTGTTTGTCACACCATCAGATTTTGGTATTTCAATTGTATCAAATTTAGCGCCGTCCATAATTTCTCCAAGCTTTTTCTTATACCTTAAAATATCCATAATTCTATCTTCACAACTATTTTTCATCAATAAATTAATAACTATTACATTATATTTTTGACCAATTCTGCGCTCCCTTCCAATCCTTTGCGTAAACGCTGCATATGTAAATGGTAAATCAAAATTAATTAAATAGTGAGCAAACTGTAAATTTGATCCGTATTTAATTACATCTGTAGCTAATAAGATATTTGTACTTTTTGACTGTTCAAATTTTTTAATTTTTCCGTACTTCTCTTTAGCGCTGTCTTTTCCAGTAATTGTCATAGCGCTATTTCCTAATTCCCTTTTTAATATCTTAACCATAGAAGAAAACTCTGAAAAAATAATTACCTTATTCGGATTTATATCTTTTAATATTAATTTTAATTTCTCTAATTTAGCAGAATATTTGCTATCGCTAACAAGTTCTGTTGAATTACATATCTCTCTTAAATATGTAAACTTGCTTAAAGCAAAAGCATCAATAACTTTATCTTTTTTCTTTGCATATATTTTTTTCTCTAAATAAACTTGCAAATTTTTAACAGTAGCATTATACAATTTTTCTTGCTTCGGTAAAAAATCAAGATATAAGTTTTTTATAATATGCTTAGGAATATCTTTATGCACATCATCAATTCTATTTCTAATTAATATTGGCTGTATTTTTTGAATAAATTGCTGTATATTTTTATACTCACATATACGATTAAAAAAATCTCTTTTACCAATATAGTTATACTGAAACGAACTAAATTTTCCCAATACCCTAAAGTCTAAAAACCTTATCATATTGTATATTTCTGATAAATTATTTTCAATGGGTGTTGCTGTTAATATAAATTTATAATTTGTTTTCTTATTAATATTTAATTTTTTAATAGATTTTGAAATATCTGTTTTCCAATTTTTAAAAGCACTTGCTTCATCTAATACCACCGCATCCCACTGCCTTTCAATATACTGATCGTCTCTCTGCAATAAGTCATAACTAATAATATTCCAAAAAGTATTTTGCTGATATAATATAGCACGATCTCTTTTTGATCCATCTATACAAGTAATTTCAGGATTTTTAATAAACTTATATATTTCATCTCTCCATTGAAATTTTAAATTATTTGGACATACAATTAAAACATTTTTTATTTTATTATGTTTTCTTAAATATTCTGCTGTGTAAATCATCTCAACTGTTTTGCCAAGCCCTACATCGTTAGCGTTTAATATCGTTTTTTTTTCAATGCATTTTCCAACATCAACCTGCTGATATGGAAATAACGCACCCTTAATAATACCTTTTTCTTTAATTTGATTTGCATTACATAGGTGAGTATATTGACAATATTTACAACTTTCTTTTGAAGGTGTAGCTTGAAAATTAGAATGGCGTACATCAAACAAATGTTTATTAATACTTTTCAGCGCCTTAATTTGATCATGTTTTGTAATATTAAAATAAGTTTTAATTCCAGGTCTTAAAAAATGTAAGCATACTTTACGCGGTATTGTTTTATGCGCCTTTCTCATCATCGTAAACGCTATATAATAAATAACTAATTGTAATGTCACTCTTGTATCATTCCATTGAATTTTACTAGCTGTAGTTTTATAGTCTACAATCTCAAAACCATCATCAGTTTTAAATACACTATCTATTTTACCTATTAATATAACATTATCCCCGTGCTTATTTTTGCACGGAATATTAAACGCCAACTCTGTTGCAATAGGTTTTTTTAATAAACCCTGCCGCTCTTGAGTTGAGTAAAATTTTTGTAAGATTGGATAACCTTGATTGAATAATCTGGTGAGTTCTTTCTCGGAAGTTTTTTCTACGCTAGGCTTTGACATTTCTTTATGAAAACTACCACTCCATAAATCAAGTAAATCAGACCGCTCAAATTTCCCCTGATTATAAAATGTTTCAATACACAAATGAACTGCAGAACCAAAAGCTCCATATATATTAGTCTTATACGGAACTCTTATCCTATCAATATAATTAAATTTATATCTTAGAGGACACTCTGAAAATGTCTTCATGCTACTGTAGCTTATAGTTTTCATTTTAAACCTTTCACAAATAAAAAAATTTAAATTACTCTGGCATTAATTCAATACGCCCAACTTTCTCTGGAAACATTCCATGCAACTGCTCCATAAATCCATAAATATCTGCAGGACAATTCGCATTAGCTTCATACAATACAGAAATATTTCTCATTAACGCCCAATGATTTATTTCATTATCCGTATTTTCTTGATCACCGTGATAAATTACTACGTTACCATCGCTACAGAATACCGTCGTATCAGAAGCTTGTAGGATTTTAATCTTTTTTAAAAATGGTAATATCCTTGTAACAAATCCAATATAACCCTTATAATCATATATCAATTTTTTACTCAATAAATAATAAATTCTATCTTTAATTTCTTCAGCTTCTTCGAAAGTTAGATCTTTAAAATAATGAAATACTACACGCTTTCCAGAATAACGCTCCAATTTATTTAAAGAATAAAATGTATCAGCCTCAGCAATTTTATGATCTCCACCGCCTAAATATATCAAACTATGCGTAGGAGCATCTTCCGTGCCTATATTTAAAACCAATCTTTCATAATTAATTGTTAATACATTCGCGCCAAATACACTACCTAAAGCACCAAGCGGTATTAATTTTAATCTATTGATATTTTCTTTTAACCTATATGATTTAAAAGATTTTTTTCTTCTATTGTGATATACTTTCCACAGCCAATTATTTAATTTTTTCCACATTATTTTCTCCAGTGAAAATATTATTTATTTCCGTCGTACATTTTATTATTGTAAACATATTTTCCCTTTACAATACGTTTAATATCTATATCGAAAAAACCATTTTCATATAAATAAAGCACGGCAAATCCGTGTGACCATTTGTGCGCCCTGCTTTTCATATAATCTGGATTCATATTACACATACACCCTAAACAATATCCAGCAATTGCGATTTCTTTTGCGGGAGAATTTTCAAAACGCATACGTGGTGAGTGCATATCTGCGTGTAATACATTCGTTTTAAATTCATTAATATGTTTTAAGACATAATTCTGATTATGGTATTGACCATGACAAATAGATAGTCTACCAAATCTCTGTATGTGATTAACAGGGTATATAGTATAACCACGCTCTTTTAATTTCAACTCAATTCCAGGATCTAAAAGCCCTTCTAATGCAGGAATTTTTTCGATTAAATCCCAATACCACCTTTCATGATTTCCCATAAAGAAATGCTTATCACAACCATTTGGTAGGCGCTTATCAAATTCATCTAAAAGTTTATTTCCACCTATATAATCTTCTAGCATTCTTTTATTTTCAAGCGTTCTATTCCTTTGCGCTTCTCTCAACCAATGAGAAATAGGCTCCATATCCATATAATCTCCGACGATAATAAAGCCGTCAAATTTAATATCATCCATTAAATATAATAATGATTTTACTGCTGGTTTATCTTCATGCGGTAGGTGGTAATCTGCTGATAGTAAATATGTCTTAAACGGTTTTTCAACCATAGAACCGCTTCTGCGCGTCTCTACGTGCCAATTAATAGGCTTTATACTACTTAACGCACTTATGTTATTAACCTTTTTAGTGACTTTACTCCGAATCATTTTTATGTTATGGCGTTTTTTAATACATTCAATTGATGAAATTGTTTTTCCAAAAATTTTTGCTATATCAGAATTTGGCATTTCAGGATTAGCTTTCTGTAAATTCTTTAATTGGTTTAAATGCGCATTATTATTATCTGTCCAAAAATTCTTTTTAGGCATTGCTACCTCCAATAATGTATTATTCCCTCATTATATTAGTATGTATTATTGGTTGTTTTTTATGCAAAATATTACAATATTTCTTCACAATCAATTTCTAAGGTAAATTTATCAATATCGAGAACAAGACCAACAACTTTACATTGTAAATCTGTTAATTGTATTGGCGTTTCGGCACTAACATAAATTTTATCTGATAAATTTAATTGAAATAAATATTTACATAACAATTTAAATGTTCTTCTTGGATTCTTATACTCCTGATAATATATTTTTGATGCTCCAACCGCTACATTTGTATCTTCTGCCTGTAAAAACTCTTCACCACTAATTACCAATTCCCTTTTACCATACTTATCAATACTAGTTGGATGATCATCTAATTCAGTAAATGGTGTTGCACTACTAGAATATTCCCCATATGTGGCATTAATATAATTATAAATTCTATCCCAGCCAGATTTATAGTTATATAATTTAATGTAATTTTCATCTGGCTTTAAATATAATCCACTATCAACTATACTATTTTTATTTTGAAAATAATATTTTGGTAAATAAAAGGTTTCAAAACAAGGAACTGAATCACTATACTTCAACAAATCTATTACACATTGATATGACTCTGATGTATCTTCTATTTGACCAAAATAAACTTTTTGTATAGCAGAAGAATTGTTTGCATAAGATATTAAAACAACTTCACTATCTACATATATTTTAACCTTCGTACCTTTTCTTGCTATTTTAATTAAATGCATACCTCCTGGTAAAAAAGCAGCTTTTTTTGATTTATCTAAATCATCTTTATCATATTCTAATAATTTAATATATCCAGAATTAGTAATTGCTACTTTAGTAATAAATGTTCCATCAGCAATAACAATTTGAAAATTTTCATCTAATCCTAATGTCTTTTCTACATTAGCTTCTACTGTCCAACCATTTCTTGGATCTAAATCTGTATCAACAATATCATAAAAACAATGACCAGCACCTTCAAATTCTCTAACCTCTGTAGAAAGAACACCTAATCCAATATATAATTTATTATTAAATTCTACCTGACCCCAAACACTATCACCTATACCGTATAAATCTGTTAAAGTTTTTTCATCATATACATAAAAATGAGAATTTGATTCTGTTCCAATATATAATCTTTCATTGTGTACACCAAAAGATCCTATTTGATTAATAACATTTAATCCTTTATCTGCAAATGTGCTACCATTATATTGATATATTTTATAAGCAGTTCCTACATATAAATAATTTCCACATACTATCATAGCACCCATACGCCCTTCGTTAAAAATCCTAACTTCAGACCAAGAGCTTCCACCATTATAAATATAAATAGCACCTCCATCTGATGCATTGTTATCCATACATGCATATAGACTACCGTTATAATTTGACATCCACCTAATTCTATAATAAGTCGATGCAAAATTTCCAACTTGAGTCCATGTACTTCCACCATCATAACGGTAAATTGTTCCATAATCTGTTCCAGCATACATATCACCATCATATTCATGCAAACTATATACTGCTATAACAGAAGAAGGAAAATTACTAACTTTTGTCCATGTAGTTCCACCATCATAACGATAAACACCTCTTTCGCCAGTAGTAGCTGCATGAACTCCAGCATATAAATTTCCATTAAAAGAAATTAACGATGTAACAGAAGTAACTGTAGTTTCTGGTAAACTACCTATTGACACCCATGTAGTTCCACCATCATAACGATAAACTGTATTAATAGCTCCAGATGACATATATAAATTACCACTATATTCTACCAAACATACTTTATTCCAAATATAATGTCCTGCATCAGAAATTGTTCCAACCGTAGAAAGAGATGATGTACCTTCTATTTCTAATTTGCTACTAACAATTGAGCCAACACCATTATATTCTTTATTCTCTGTCCACCCTTCCGTTTGAGGCATTGCCGCACCATCATAATCTATATCCCATACCATCTTTTCTGAATCATCAAAGTCCATATAAAAACCCATATCATAATTTCCAATAGCACCCATTGTCTCTATAGCACTTTTTCCGTCTTTATCTGTAAAATTAGCTAACGTTGGTTTATACTCTGCAACATAATATTTTAAATTAAAATCATGAATAAATGGGGTATCTATATCATCAGTCGTAACACCACCACCAGGATAATTTGGCGTAAAATATACTGCTACTCTGATATATCTTTTAACATCTGAAAGTATATTCCCAAATTCATCTACTTGATCCCACTCATCTGCATCCCAAACTGTAGACCATCCAGAATCAGTAGTGCTACTTTGAGTATAATATATAGATGAGCCAGAATTTAATGTCTCTGTTTTTATTAATTTTCCGTAAGACGTTAATGATACCCCACAATCTAAAGTCTGAGAAAAATTAACGCCATAATTATAATAAGGATTATAGTAATATTTATATGAAGAATAATCACCAGATGTATATAAAAATGATGAATGATCCCAACTTAAACCATTCCATAACATTTTATGATTTTCTTCTGTGCCACCTGTTGAGTAAAAAAAATCCACCCTATATAAATCTGTCGTAGATATTTTCCAAAAATATTTAGTTCCGTATGTCATCCTATAATTAAATGACGACATATCAAAAGTAAGGGTCTTATATCCTACTGGAGTAATTGGTATGTGAAAAATATCTTCAATAATAACTGTTCCTGGATCACCACCTGCATCATCAGCACATAACGAAAAAGTAATATCATGTGCAGGATGAGCCATTCCAGTATAATAAGCATTTAATTCTATTTTTGAAAAATACGCACTTTTATAAGCCTTAAAACTATGAGCATACGGAGAGCCTGAGAGAAAAAAATCACTGCTTATGAGTTGAATATCATTAGGTTCAGAATATTGATCTCTATATACAGTTGATCTATCATCATCTATAATAATATTATCTGGATACCTCGTTAAATTAGTCTGTATTGAAGTGCCAGCCTGAAAATCAGCTTGAGTTGTCTGTTCCCATTCCTTTTCTACCGAATTAGAAAACACAACATCCTGAATATATCTATTAGAAATATTTGCTAAATCTAATATCTTTTCTATTAAAAATTTAAATGTTTGACTTTGATACCAATAAAAATAATCAACTGTAATTCTAACCCCTATAACTGGAGCTGTTTTAAAGGTAGATGTAGCTCCTAAGACTGGCTCATTCAAATCAGATACAGAATAAAATTCACCCTGCTCTTTAAGATCATCATTAGTCCATAAGTTAGTAATTTTTCCAACTCCAGGTTGGGTAGTTACATAATCAACTTGAGCGCCTGTACCTACTCCCAAATATTCTCCAACAATTTCAAAATCACTTGTCGCATCTGGAGTTGTAACCCACGTATTAACAGTTAATGTATCAGCAGTATTTGATGCAATCATCCTTTCTTGACCTATACCTGTTCCGCTAAAAATTCTTACTATTTTATATTGATAGGCATTAACTGTCCAACCAGATCCAGTTTTTCCTATCGTTGTTGCGCTATAAATATCTGAATTTTCATATTGAAGTTGAGGACTAACGGGTGTAGTGCTAACTTGATTTGCATCAACTGATTTCAATAAATAATCAAGTGATATAATTTTAATTTTTGCCGTATGTTTATCGTTTTCTAATTGTATACCATCAGCAGAAATTAAACCTTGATATGCAAAAATCTCATATATCGTTCCATCTTTAGCTACAAAACCAACCTCAACTCTAATCATAGATAAAAAAGCCATATACCCATCAAAATATCCAGATGCATTATTTTCATCCCATTTTCCATGAGAATTATCTACGGTTAATGTTAAATTTCCCATCTTCCATACATTTAATTGATCCGTATCTGCTTTCCAAGTAGTCTTACCACACTTAATAATATCGTTATCAATATCAACCGCTAATGTACTTTCCCAAGTATATTCTTGATTAGTTGCATCCCAATATCTTCTATACATTGTTATTTTTTTATATCTTTTTAATTTATTTTCTTTCTGTTGATTTATTAACCAATTATTATATCCAATCTTTTTCATAATTATACTTCCTCTAATTGGATTTTAATATTATAACCTGCAGATTTAATTTTTGTGAAATATTTTTGCTGCCACGGAGACATCCATAAAACACGATAATAATCTTCTGGTTTATCATATGCATCTAAATAATCATAAGGCTCAACGATAACAATAAAAGAATTATAATTATCATATATATCTTTTAAACTATTTAATTCTGTTTTAGATATTTGCCTAAATTCTATCGCAGAAGCCCATTTATCATATTGAACAATTCTTTGACCAGTGCCATTATACAATCTTCTATTTGAAGTTTTTTGCTTATTCTTAATAGAAAATATATCCATAGGCATCGTAGCTTCCCATATTAAAACCGTCATTATAAATGCAGAAATTGTTTTTTGTTCATCAGCTACAATTGTAGTATCCATTTCTATTTTTACTTGTCCAGCACTTACGCTTGTAAAAGATAATATATAACTTTCTCTAACGCTATCTGTTACTGTATCTTGTAATACCCATGCATCATATGCCGCACCATTCCAATAGGCTGTATATATTCTAAATAATTTTGCATTACATCCTGTAATAATACATCTATCAATATCCCTATTTTCATTTCCACCATCTGCATCTTTAAATTGATTGGTTATAGTTTCTGTAGTTGTATCATCACTTCCAACACTTTCCCACTCTGTATTCTTATCGTAATCTACACAATTCTCAACTACTCCATCTCCAGAACTTGCAGATATAGTATCTTGATCTTTATTAATTTTATTCACTTCAAAAAAATGTGGATATTCAGACATTACACTGCCTCCTCTTCATTTTCTTTTCCAGTATTGTATATTTGCATAGCCATTGTAACAGCCTCTACAGTTTTTGATTTTACAGCATCACCAATTTCTCTTAATGTTTCTTCTAAATTATTTTCACTGACGTTTGTTCCACCTAAATTAACATCTACTCCACCAACATTAATATTTGTTATTTTTGTAACTCCACCGCCTGAATATGAATTACTTCCACTAGTTGCGACTGAACCGCTCTCTGCTGTATCTAAACCAGTATCGCTTATTGTTGGAGTAGAACTATCAACATTTTCCAATGTCGCATTTGAAACATCACCAATAGATGATGTATCAACTTCTAATGCAGTGCCGCTTGTTCCTTTTGTTAAGGTGTGCATTTGTGCGCCATAATTAGCAACCAACGCAGCAGTTCCAGCAATTGCTAATGGTATTCCAAGAACACCCTTCGTTGCCTCTGCCGTCCACATTCTAGTTACGCCCAACGCTAACTCTGCTGTCATTAATGCAATGATAAAAGCTTTCTTCTTTTTAGCTGAAGATCCCTCAGCCTCAAGCACCGTTCTTAACGTGCTTATAGTTGTATCCTGTAATTGCCTTACTGCCTCCATTTTTTCTTTTGCAGTTTGCTTTGCAAGTTCTACAGATTTAGCATCATATATTTGATCTAATTTAGCTAATGCTTTTTTCTGAAGAGCTGTATTTGTAATCTTCTTTTTAGTATCTGTAATTGCCTGCTTTTTTTCAAATGCTAATTGTTTTTGTTTCTTTTCAAATCCCTTAAGATTTAATAATTCTACTTTTTGAGCCAAATCTTCATAAGCTGCCTTTTCTGCATCAGTTGCCTCTTCTACATCTACTACCTTATCTTTATTTATTTCCTTTTCTTTTTCTGCAAGTTCTTCAACAACCACTGAGGCTTCTCTTTTCATAGCAATAAATTCTATTATTTTTTCTTTAATTTGAGTTTCATTTGCAATTAATACTTCTGCTGATGCATTTCCTCTTTCAACTAAACCATCATATTTATCTTTCAACACTTCTATCAATTCAGCTTGCTTTTCAAGTTCTGGACTAATCTTACTGTATCTATCTTTTACTTCATCAAATTTTGAAACAAGACTATCATACGCCTTTACCTGCATATCAGAAGCTTGTTTTTCTGCTTCCTGCATTTCTTTCCTTGCCTTAATATAATCTCTTACTTTAAAAGTTAACTCTACTAATTTATATGCCGTAAATGCTATAGCAGCACCAAGTCCTGCTGTCATCGCACCTTTTGCAATTAATGCATTTGCAGCAACTTTTGTTAATGCTTTAGACAAAAGACCATAACCAACTATTATTGCTGGAAGTTGTGAAGCAACTATTAATAAGCCTCCAGCAACAGCCAATAATCCCGCCGACCACATCGCAGTTTTGGAAATAATTGTCTTAGTTCCTTCCTCTAATTTATAATACCATTTAACAAGTTTTATTAATCTATTTGACCATTTTTCTACTATTGGTAATAAACCTTTTCCAATCTCTGCTCCTAATAAAATAAATGCTTGCTTTAATTTAGCAAGCGTCATCGCCGCAACCCTTGCATTTTTTTCAAAAGCTTCTTGTGCAACACCTGCCCTATCCGTCATAATCGCCACATCTTTAGTTATTCCCTCTAAATCTCCCATAGCAGCAACTATACCAGTTAATGCCCTAACATTTGGAAACATTTTCTTTATTTCTTCTGGCGTCAATCCAGCCTTTTTAATTCTTTTTAATATTTCAACAAATCCATGAGTTTTTAATGTAGCTGTTTCCATAGCAAGCCCTAATTTATCTTTAAAGATTGTCGCAGATTCTTTTGTTGCACCCATCATTCCATTTAATATGCCCCTAACTCCTGTCATTGCCATTTCCATTCTAATACCACTTCTTGTTAATGTTGATATTGTTGCGCCTAGTTCCTCTAATGACATTCCCGCATTCGCCGCCATTGCTGAAACCTTACCAATGTTAGGTGCTAAATCAGCAAATGTTAATTTACCTCTTTTAACAATAGAAAATAAAAGATCTGATACATCTGCTGCTCTATCCGCACTTAATTGATATGAATTTAAAATCGTTGTAATTGCATCAGCTGCTGTACCTGTATCGGTAAGACCACCTTTTGCCGCTTTTACCGACGCATCCAATACGCTTATAGCTTGTTCAGCTGGAATAGAAGCTGATAAAATATTATATAAACCGTCTGCCAAAGTATCTGTTCCTTCACCAAATTCTAATGACATCCTTTTAATAGCTTTTTCAAATTTAGGCATATATTTCATAGACTGCTGATCCAACATGGTTGAAACCTGCGCCATTTGCGCCTGAAACTTTGCAGCCTGATTAATAGCAACGCCAAGTCCAGCCGTTAATGCAGCAGAAGCAATCAACATTTGCTTGCCAGCTTTTTTAAACGCAGCAGAATGATTCTTAATATTACCTCTTATTTTATTAAGGGTATTACTAGCCTCATCTTTAGCTTTTATATTAATTACTAAATCATTTCCAAATGCCATAACAAGCTCCCACTAATTATTTTTTCTCAGTTGCTGATATAGTTAATATTTCCATATACAAGTTAGATGCAAGTTCAAGATCTTTTAAAATTACCTTTATAGAAACTTCGGTTTCTTCATCATAAATTTCTTTATCTACAACTTTTGGTTTAGCTACTCCATCTACTAATACTGGCGCTATAATTTTTGACATTTCCTGACTCTCAAATTTATCTACAAACATCTTTTTAATTTCTTCCTGTGTTTTTCCCACTATTTTACCTAACACTGCTGCGCCTTTTCCAGCAAATATTTCAATGTTTACTTTCTGAATTTCAAATTCAAATTCATCGCCATTTCCACTTTTAACTTTAACAATTTTTTTTCCAAGTAATTTTGCGGTAAGTTCTTTTGGTGAGATACTCATTTTAAATCCTCCTAAAAGTTATTGGAGGGAGGTATTTCCTCCCTCCAAATTATATTAATAACTTACATCTTTATTCTGTAAAGTAATTGTCATTTCTTTATCTACAGCACCTTCAATTGCACGAAATGGTATCGTATGATCAGACATTTCTGCACCACCAGTACCAGGAGTAAATGAATTATAATAAGCTATAGGAACTTCAATTTTAACCGTATAATTTAAAGAACCATCACCACCTGTTATAACGCCTCCAGTAAAAGTTAACTCTAATGCTCCAGGAGTTCCAGCAAGAAACTTATCGTAAAGATCATTATTTTCAAAAACTCTATTAAAGCTTCCTGAAACTTCTCTTTTTCCAAGTCGTTCAACTTGCTGTCTCGCACCAGAACCAACTATACCATAACGATCTTCCCTCAAATTATTAGTCAAGGTCAATACGAAATTTGATACTTCAACTTCAACCGTATCAATTTTAAATACTCCCTGAGTAAAAATTAATGGATTTTCTGTTGGATAAGTTGGCGTCATTCCAGCGCCTGAACTTTCTTCACGCCCCACTAATGTCATCTTCGCCATAAGTATAGCATTTATTGATGCTGTTAATTCAATAACGCTAATCTTACAACCAAAATAATCACGCACTCCTATATCTCTATCAATAGAAACAGTTAATCCATGTTCTGGTAAAGCATCAGCCAATGTAAACGCATGACTATATACATCAGCGTTATCTACTGCATCTGGCTGCGTACTGTTTACCGTTCCCAGTGCATGTTTAAGTATCATCCCTATACCACCCTCAGGAAATACTTCCATATCAATTGTTCCACCTACACGCACCGCGCCTAATACACGCCTTTTAATTCCAGCGCTACCACGAATCCCTAAAGAGATAATTTCTTCCACCTCTTTAATCATAGCCTCATCAGTAAATTCCAAATAAGCTGTAGGAGCAACTTTCGTAGCAAAAGCTATTTGTTCTCCAATCCCTATTTGTTTTTTGAATCCCTTTCCTTGTAATGCCATTTTCTTTCACCTCCAATTTTATTTTTATATTATTCCGCTAACTCTAATCCTTTTTATTCCTACTAACTCTATAATGCCATCACCAACTCCGCCCATTTCCCCTCTTAATTCTCCAAGCGCGTCAACTCTTTGAATTGACAACCCCTCAGGAGTATTTAAAAATCCGTTGCAACTATGATTCTTTCTTAAAATAGTAGCAATTTTTCCTAAGGCTTCATCTATTTCATCTTTTCTTACTGTAGCTTTTAAATTTTTATGATAATAATGTAATATAGCAGTCATACCAATATTCTTAACATTTGGACATACAACAAATCTTTCTTCTGCGTTATCAAATATTACATATACTGAGGGAAATTTTGGCGATAACCATTCCTTAGAAGTACCAATAAAATTTAATCCAAGATGTGTTTTATTATCTTCTAATAGAGCAACAATATTATCAATAAAATCATCATAAATATAATCTTCGCCTCTATCAATTGTAGCCATCCTTCCTCCCTATTCAAATTTTACGTTTCCAGTCCTCATTTCAGAACGAATAAACCGATGAGCTTTTTGTACTATTCTTCTTACGCCGTCTTTAGTTAATTTTAGATATTCTCTTTTAGGCATATGATACCCTTTACCACGTCCTGATACTTTACCTCCTAAATTATGTAACTGTGCATATGGTATAACAGATAATTTTATTCCATAAGTTACACCATCATTTGTAACAGATGTAATATTTCCTCTAGCTGTGCTACTTGTTGCAGCTCTCCACATTTTTCCAGATAGTTTTAAAATAGACATCGGAAATTTGCTTTGCATTTTTGTTTGAGATGCCAAGTAACTAGCCTTTAAAGCTTTCCATTTAGGATTTCCCTCTGCCTTAAATTGATCCTTAACTTCCTTTCTTATAGTTGGAACAAATTTTTCAAACATTGGTTTTAAATGTTGTAATATTTCACCAGATACCATAAAAAATCTGTCCATCTCTGCAAAACTTTTATGATCTATATCAAATGAAAGTTGTAATGATTCCATAATTTCTCCTTAACCTAACAACACCCACGCCGTCCCGTTCCATCCTTCAAACTGTCCAGTTTCAGTATTAATTCCTGCTTGACCAACATAAGGTGCAGCTGGTCTTGATCCAGTTGTCCATGTATCTGGAGGAATAATAACGCTTTGTTCTATACTCAATGATAATCCTGAAGAACCCTCACTATCTATACTATGCGGATGATCTCCATCATAATCTTGATAACTAGCATCTTCAAGCCTCTCCAATCCAGCAACACCTCTATATTCAAAAAATTTGGTTGGAATATTATATACTGGTCTTTCTAAAATTGGTATATCATCTGGCGCGACCTGCGTATCTAACGAAAACATTTTATCTTTAATTTTTTGTAAATAGCCCTCAGCCTGATCTTTCCACGTGGTTACAGTATCTGGCGTTTCATTTGGCGCGTTTGCAGAAAATACATCTCTATACAAATTATAACTCGCTAATCTTTGAGCTATATAATTTAATATATCGTAACTTAATACAGTAATAGATGCATCAGTAAGTGCTAAAAATGCGCTGCCAATTTCAATCCCATCTTCATTAACTGATTTAAAATAATTTGCAGTTACATAAGATCCTGACTTAGTAACCTTAATTCCCTCATATAATGCTGTTCCATTATGATCTGTACCTCTAATAACTATTGTATTATTATCTGACATTGTGCCATCGCCACTAACCACTATTGCTAACTGTCTTGGCGTTTCTGGTTGATAAACCAAACTTTTCGTTGCTGAAAGTCCAGTAGTATTTAACAATATTCTATTCCTCAATGGAAATTTATAAACCCCTGTTAAATATCCCTGTATAGTTACATCTGCCTCTCTAATACTTTGCTCTGCATTAGCTTCTGTAGTTGAATCATCTTCGTCCTCACCAATTGTAATATTATTTTTCTGTGTTTCTAATATCCGCTTTAAATCTTCTATTGTACACAGCATTGTATCCTCCTATTTTATTATCAGTTAAGACAACTATTAATTATTATCTTGACACATAATAAAAGATTATAGTGGGGAAGTTGGCATATAGCCAATTTCCCCACTCATATATTAACTACTCCTTACGGGGTAATGTCTGCATATACAATGTTTTCAACTTTCTTAATTACTGGCAAACTATTTAATTCAACCAGTACCCAAATTCCAGCTGGATCATCTTCCTGCCATGACTTACTAAACTTTCCAGGTCTGTAACTTGATTTCGGATCAGTTGAAGGTGCTAACTGCTCTTCTGCAAAAATAGAGCTAGTCACCATAAACACATGTGCATCATCAACGAACTTCGTAAAAGTATCCGTTGACGCTGGCACATAACCTGCATCATACACTACAAAATTAAGACCTATAACACGAGTAATATAACCACTCTGCAAGATCTGGGTTTTAAGCTGCTCACCCATCAGGGATTTAATCCCTGTATTTTTAACTAAGTAGTTCATAACAATGGTGTTGCAATAAACAGTTGTTGCCTGCTCACCACTATCCTGCTGGATTAACTGTTTCCAGGTAGTCAAGTCGCCGATGATATCGCAACTAACATCACTCCAAGCTGTTCCAACTGTTGGTTTGTGAGTTGCATCAATACCATAGTCAACCGTAAACTTCACCTTTGTCTGATCAATAGTTAAAGTTCCAGTAAGCGCAGACCATCTAGCCCACTCTCTCCGAAATTCAAGTCTACTATCAAGATCAGCCAGCTCATCCTTAACCGCCTGTTCTGCATACTGAACATGATCAGTTCCTGGCTTTCTCAACCAAGCCATAGTAGAACCTTTCAACTGTTTCTTTTCTTTTAAACAAGCTACCGTACTTGAGCGCTGAATAACCCCAAGTCTAGCGACAACATTACCCTCGCCGTCAGGCACTACATAGTCAGCCATATCCCGATTCTGGTGCGTCTCATCCCACTTTGCAGTGTCGGTATCTATTGGTTTTTCAGGAAACATTGTTTTACCAATAAACTGAGGCGTCGGAAACTTTTTGACCACTTCAGTCATAATTTGATGCTGAAGTATTGAAAGCTCTCCATATCCCATTTTAATTACCTCCCATAGAATTTCTACCACCACAAATTTATAAATAAAAATATTTCATTTTAAAATATTTAATTCTTAAATTATATAAGAACTATATCAGTATCTGCTCCACCTTCAATTCCAATAAGCCGACCATTAAGATCAACTAACGCAGCAGCATCATAATCAGCAAGTTTGCTTTTCACAAATGCACCGCGTATATAAGCAGCGACAAGAATATCGCTAGAACTTGCATCAACTTTATCTGCTAAAATTGCTTTTGCAACTTCACTACCATCACCAGCGCCTGAATCATACTTAACATATTTAGTAGATGCAGTTTCAACTCCCAACACCTGACCTTTTTCAAGCTCGCCTTCTCCTGATTTAATAGTTACATTAATAACAATGTAACCATGACCAGAAGCAAGTATTGCCGTAGGATCATTTGTTAGCGTTGTTCCATATCCTGGATAATTACTCATTTACTTCCTCCTTTAAAATAAATTATATAAAAAATTATATAAGAACTATATCAGTGGTTGCCCCACCTTCTGCTCCGACAAGTCGACCATTAAGGTCGGCTAACGCAGCTGCGTCGTAATCCGTCAAACTACTCTGGACAAACGCACCGCGAATATAGGCAGCTACAAGAACATCACTAGAGCTAGCATCAACTTTATCTGCAAGAATAGCCTTTGCAACAGCACTACCGTCAATAGCAGTGTCGTCGTACTTAACGTATTTAGCAGATGCAGTTTCAATACCCAACACCTGACCCTTTTCAAGTTCACCCTCACCTGATTTAATAGTTACATTTATTACAATATAACCATAACTAGAAGCAAGAATTGCTGTAGGGTCATTTGTCAACGTCGATCCATAACCTGGATAACTCATTATACATTTCCTCCTTAAAATAAATTATTAACTATAATCAGTTAACTTTTGATAGGTGCATCTCCTTTTGAAATACGATCAGCTTCAGCCTTAATTTGCTCAGGCGTCAACTCGCCACCATTTTTAATCTTCTTAGATTCCTGAATCGTTCTTGATTCAAGATCAATTGCTTTGCGATCTTTAAGAGTTTTTTCCAGCACTTCTGCTGACTTACCACCCTCTAAAAGAACAGCTTTTATATCTTCCTGTTCTGCAGGGAGGATATTTCCAGCCTCAACATACTGAGCAACTTTACTATCAGTTGCTTTTTCAAATGATACCCTAGCTTCAGCATCAATCGTGTCAAGTTTCTCTTTCATAACTTTATTACTTTCCTCAAGATCTGTTTTTGCTTTTTCAAGCTCAACAATCTTAGGCTCCATCTCCGCGACCTTTGTTTCCAGGTCAACTTTTTTCTTTTCCAGCTCCGCATGTTTCTGCGTTAATGTTTCAAACTCCTTCATTTCAGCCTCCTCTTGTATGTTTTTTTCGTCACTGTCAACTATATTATTGTCGCCTTCTGCAGCAACAGTAGGTTTTTCAACATAAGACTTTTCTATAAAATAATATTCTTTAACAAGTTCCACCTTATCGCCAAATACATAATTTCCGTTTAAATCTTTTGTATATGGAATTTCAAAATACCTATCTGAAATTGGCTCACCAGTTTCACCAGCACCTCCGCCAAAATACTGAGCAATAATTTTAGTTTCATAAGTACCTACAATATAAAAATTTTTCTCTTCTGGAAACATTCTAGCTATAATAATCGCATCTTGAATTTCTTCTTTTTCTTTCTCCGCACTTCCAGATGGTGCTTGATTATCGATTGTTTCTTTTTTCTCTTTTTCAAAACCTACTTCTTCAAGGCACATATAACCCTCAGCATTAATAGGACTAAATCCAGCTTGGCTATCAATATGCGGTATAACTGTTAACGCAACATGCTGTAAAGCCTCACCGTGCTTTTTGCCCTTGTTATCTCTATAATCACCAATAGATACTGAAACATCTTGAATATCACCAGTATCAATTGATTTTTGCATTTTATCATTTGTAATATCCAAATGCCCAAAAAGCACATGCTTTCCTTCATCATTTTTTCGCAGTATTAATTTCTTAACCCATCCCCTATTGTCTTCGGGATCTAATGAATGGCGTTTTGGAACTGGAACTTTAAATAACTGTTTATTAAAATTCGCTACCCATTCTTTCATTCTTGCTAGTGTAATTTTTAATTTTACACTTGCTCTCTGCGGGTGCGCCCATTCTCCCTCTCTAATTAATTCTTTTTCGTATACTTTTCCTTCAGCATCTACATCCTCTAATGATGTAGGTTTTGAAGAGCCTCTATAAACTAGTTCATAACCTTTTACTTCTTCCATAACATCCTCCCTTTTTATTTTCCTTAACTTTATAGTGTTTAGCTTTATTACTGGATTAAATAAACATTTTTCTGCCCTAGCTGCTTTTTTCTTCCGCCATTGTTTTCCTGATTTATAATATTTTTTCTTAAAAACTTGCCATGCCACAGCTGCCGCTGATCCAGCACCTGATTTTTTCGCGTCATCATAATATCGCGCCCAATCATTAGCCTGCAATAAAGTTAAATTGGCAGTCTTTAAAGATTTTGGAATACTTTCAATATTACTATATGGCATGTAACTCCTCCTTTATTTTTCTTCATCTTCTATTTCAATTTCTCTCTTTTTCTTTAAATCTGGTTTAGCATATTTTTTTAATAATGTAGTTTTTGGTACTTTCCAATCTACCCTTCTATTTTCTGGACGTTCTGAACTTCTAATATAAACCCAAAGACATCTGCAACCTAAATGTATTTCACCTGGAGAATAAAATGCATAATCTGGTGAATCTATATCAATGATTCTACCGTCCAATGAAGCACATAATTCGCATACGTGCTTATCCAATATAGCACTCCATTGTGCGGCAACAACCCTTTCTTGTTTTAAAGTACCCATTAAATCTGCTGAAAATCCTTCAGTTTCAAGCTTAACATCTTTATTATATATTTGTACTGCTAAATTTCTTCCACGTAATAATCCCTTACCCTCAATCCCACCTATAATCTTATCTGGCTTTTTTAATTTAATTTCATCAAATAATAAATTAACTCTATACACTAATTCATTATCAGATAAACCCCTTCCAATATTATCAATTACTGGCAACGTAACTGATTGATTTGTTTCTGTTAAATATTTTCCAGTAACCGTTTGACTTGTCGCATTAATCCAACTTCTAAGCTCAATAGATAATTTTTTTGGATTACTCATTTCTAATTCTTTTGATACTTGTTTTAAAGAAAATAAACATACAACATATAAATAATCTTTAATAGCTAATTCAAAAGGCTTTTGAAATCCTACCTTTAATGAATTAATATTATTAATTTTTTTTGATATGCTATTATCGGTTTTTAAAATTTTTCTTATCGACTCAGCATATACTATTTGTTGATTGCTAATGATTTCACGTAGTTCTATAACTGCTAACATATTCATATTATTCAAGAAGTCTTCGTACCTCTGAAAGTCTACAGTTTTTTCGTAAATCGTCAGCGATCTTTTCGGCTTTAATTTTGCCATCTTCATCTCCCTCTTTACCAACTTTATCATTATCTTCTTTATCGCTAGTTGGCTTATTTGGATCTACGATTTCTTCATCCTTATGAAAATCTTCTGGCTTTCCTATTGGAAGATCTAATTCTTCTAAAGCCTTAACCATATCAAGAGGAACTTTTCCATCACCCTTTTTAATAACACTAATAACAATTTGCTTTAATAAATTTTTACTCTCAGTACTTAATCCGCTTGTTTCCAAATAAGCAAAAGGCGCATTATCTCCAAAATTATATTTAATTAATTGCGGAACTAAATATCTATTAAAATGATCTATAATATCTTTTGTTAACCCCTCAAGACCCATTAAGAAAACGTCAAGGTGTGTGTCTGCTACCGCCTTTGCGCCCATTTCGCTATCCTGTGATACCATTCTTTCAGGTACGAATAATCCTCTTAATTTCATAGCATTTAAATGCTCAATATATTTCATAAACATATCAGCACGCTGATCATCTTTTAAATAAGA